ACACACAATTTTTCGGCCGGCCACATACTGTCCGTCACAGACATACACATATTGTGTGTATAATTATTCGGCACTAATTGTAGACAGTACGCACACAATTACACTAGATATAGCTCAAATAATCCTCAATATGGTAGGTAGCTGACGTTATTTGATATGCAATTAACGCAATTATGGGATTTGTATTGTTTGAATTGTCAGAAAATAATATGAAATAAGCTGTCCGTTTTATGGGACAGCTTATTCTGAGATAAAAGCTTTAAATAAATGTATTTGGGGAGAGCTGCACCCTAGTGCTTAGGATGCAGTTCAGTTGAAATAATGATTATCTCGGGGTGAGATAATTTGACGTAAATATTATATCACATCTTAGCCAGATCTAGAACATTACGCTGCGTATAAATTGAATCAAAATACATCCGTCCTATGATGTAATTCTTGCGTAATTTGTCCGTGAAATAAAGCCTAAATAGAATGGCCTCCTGGTCGTTATCCATATCATAATTTAATAGATTCTTGCTATTATATAACCTCTCAACCCACAAAAAGTTACCATTTTTAAGCTGTAGCAAGGTGTACCTGCTATCCAGGATTAGTAACGGCTTACTGTCTTTAAGGTTCGGATGATACTGGACCAGAGCTAACGATATATTAAATTCATTTTTAATGGCCATATTATTAAATTTCTCGTTTTTATTGATCCTGTAAATAAATGTCTTTTTCTTAGCCTCTGTAAATTCACGATTTTCCAGAAACTCGATCCATATATCCTCATCTTTATAAACAGCATTTCCTTTGATCACCATGTTTTCGATCAGGCCAGATATACCCAGAGACTCTAATATATCAGAGAAAATATCATTCGTATTAGTTAATAGGATGATCTTAACAGGTGGAAGGCCTTCTAGCTCCCTATTACGGTTGACAGTTTCATACATGTTAAGAAATGTTGTTCCCTGGTGACGTTTAACAATAGCACCTTCTTCCGGTATAAATTCATCCATAACAATGTAATCTACATCACTATAATCTACACCACGGCTGTTTTTAAACGTGCTAAGAGCCATTAAATAACCAAAAATAGACACATCATTACCTGATGTGTCTACTTTAGCAAAAGTATAGGATCCTTCTTTTTTCACAAATTCAATATGTGGAAATTCAAAAGAATAACGTTCTGGATGATCCTTATAATCGTTTTCAATTGGAGCTGTCAGAGATTGGCCTGCAGCTACTTTTTGTACTACCTTGTCATTATCTCTGAGCCAAATAAATTTGCGTCCAGGATTATTATGGACATATTCGATCATATCACGTAGAATATTAAAGGTTTTACCCATTCCACGCCCACCGAATAATACGGTGAGATTGTGGAGCATATTAAGCGTGATTGTTATGTAGATTAGTTTTTTAACTTCTTTATTCTTCAATATCAATCCCCTCCATTATGTCATGGTACATTTCTAGCAGAATTTCATAATCTGCAGATAATCCTAGTGTGTAGCTAGACGGCAATAATACAACATTGGAACCATACTCTACATCTCTACCTTCAATATCAAAATAATGTAATTCTGTATGATCCCTGTATTTTGCTGCTAGCTTGATGCTATGGAATACATAACCCTTCTTTAAATCAAACGGTGATTCTATTTTACCGTTTAGCATATCCCTCAAAATATGCTTAATTCCTTCTAATTTAGAGACTCCTGCGATTGTAATAGTGACAGGGCAATCATGAATATCAGGCTCCTGATCAGGATCCTCTGGCTCCAAAAGATCTAAATAGTGTTGAACTTTTTCCTTGTCAACTTTCCCAGAACTATCAAAGAAATCAGAATCATCCCCATAAAGATACTTTTTAGCTCCGAAAGTTTTAAATAGCTTGCTCTCACCTTCATCCGTAAATTCGCCTAAATAGTATGTTATTCCGTCTTTTTCTGCATAGGCCTTATGTTCTATAGCTTGTTCACGTTTACGCCTGTTAATGGCCTCAATTTGCTCTTTGTGATCCTCGTAATGTATGAACTTGCAAGAATCTGTATCTACATAAATTAGATCAGATTTTCCTCCATACTTCGGATTATACATAACATCTATCATTTCCTGGAGTGATCGTCTTGCGTATGCTGTGCACCACACACCAACCTGGTAATCTAAGAAATTAGAATAGCTGTTATAATACTGATCCAATAATAACTCATCCGTAATAGGAATCTCTTCACCTGTCTCATCATCTATTTCAAATTCTTTTGGATGCAGCAAGTGATCCTTTTTATCATAATAATATGGATATTTGATAGGATAGGATACGTGCATCCCATAGATTCCATTGAGCAAATTCTTTGACTTTCCGTACATATATTCACTGTCAGGATCATGTAACCCTTTGAGCTGTGTTTTCCTCTGATAGTATAATCGTATCTGATCAGCTAGCTCTTCAGGGATAGGATGTTTCTGTGCGTATTTTACTGCTGTTATTTTCTCTTCTCCTGCAGTGTAATGTTCCTTAATAATTTTATAATCTACTTCTGTTAAGATCATCCTGCAGAATTTTGCCCGGATTAACCGCCCATTATCTACACATTTAGCCTTTTTCCTATCTCTCTCAGTCTTTTTATCATTAGAATCTTCATCTGGAAAATATAGTTGTTTGCATTTACTGGTTGAGATATAAGGAACCGGATCATATGGATTTGTTAATTCTAAATCTTTCCATGTCACATCTATTAACATTCCCCATTGATCAGATTTTTCCAGATAATAATTAAATTCATCACGTTTAAATGGTTTGAGATCAAAAAACTTTCCTGGATAGCCATTTACTAACAGTTCAAAAGGATAACTAGACGTAATATCAAAGCTACGCACTCCAGGAGCCTTAATTTCAGCTTTTAAACCATCACCTATAGTCTTGTTAGCATACCAACGATTAGCATGGGTATTTCCGCCTCTGAAGGCCTCGTGAGCCATGTTCAATGTAAATATATCTAGTGCATGTTTCCAAAAATTCCAACGGTTATTCTTATTTCCTGCTACCGCTTTTCTACAATCTTTACGTACATATCCTGTAGATGTTAAAGGGACATTGTTTATATCTTCCTTAGGAGCATCTAAAATACGCCTCTCGATTGCCTTATGTAAACCTAATACATCATTAGCACAATACTTTTCTTCTTCTGGTGTTAGGTCTGTCCATGGAAAACGTGAGATCTCATAATCCATTGTAGTTTTCTGGAATTCTTCAGAAACCTGTTCATTTTTCAGAAATTTATCTAATTTCATATTAGATAAAAGATAGCTGCAGCGAAAACATAATTTGTCTGTCTCTGCAGCTATGATAGTTCTTTCCTTTGTACAAAGTATGTTAGTCCATTCAAAGGCATCTTTAATGAATTGGAATTCATAACTGAGATTATGAACTACAATCAATGTTTTCTTCGTCATAGATTCATTCTCATCCGCTATGATCCTGAGACGTTTAATTACATCCCTGTAGCTCCTGACTTGATAATAATCGGTGCCATCATAAAACTGGCCACTCCATATAATAGATTCATAGATCAATTCACCCTCATCATCTACGCCAGTAACTACATTTGTAGTCTCTATATCGAATGTCCAGAAATGCTTATGCACTAACGTTCTTTGTGGTTTTCTAATTTTAATTCGTTTTTTCTTTTCAGCCATAATCATATACTCGAAACGGTGTTATACCATTTATCGAAACCGGATACACCTAAATCAGATGTAGCTACTTCTACAATTTTCTCTACAATAGCAGATAAAGATACATCCTCATTATGTACAATGTCATGGAACTGCCCAGAAGTTAACAGCTGATAGCCTAGCTCCTGCATTTTGTCATAAAGATACCACAGATCTTCCCTATCCCCTTTTAAGGCGATTCCTGCAGCATACTCAACAAAATCTGGCAATTCAGTGACGGCTACTAATAAATGTTTCGCACTCGTCAAATCCCCCATATATTCTTCTATTTCCTGTCTAGTCATGCCTTTTAGCATCTTCATGCTGTATTTTGCATAACCCTTATTAGACATTCGATCCACATCAATTAACTCATCAATGATACCAGACGTAGAATCTTCTATCCCCTTCTTCAGAGAGTTAGAATAATATAGATTAAATGATCTAATTGCTTTCTGAACATTCTTGAGCTCCTGCTCTGTCATCCCTCTTGATCTCTTCATAATTAAACCTCTTCAGATATGCAGATAATGCACGGTTAACGATTTCATTCTGACTTTCAGATCTTCCTGATGCTATATATTTAAGTTTATCATTTAATTCCTCTGTAATCATAAACTGTTTTCTAATTGCTCTATTTAATCTTGCCATTGTTTAACACCTCTCCATATGTACTAGATAAATGTGATTTTCCATATAAATTCATTTTTTCTAAATCAATCTGTGCGTCAATATAACCATCCAGAAATGCTAATAGATTTTCTGTTTCTTCTGAAGATGTTTTAATCTTCCTGATTGTTTTTAATAAATTGAGTAATATATGAATTGAATGATCTTTTGATGTTCCAAAATCATAATGATCACGATTAATATAACGATCCATAATTAAATGTTCTTCAGGAACCTCTATAATTTTAATCTGGTTATCAGTTATCGTATTTTTAGGATAAAGCATTACATAATATGTAAATGTATGTATAGGTGCTTTCTCTTTCAAGATCATTCCTGAATAGAAATATCCCTCAGGGATTTCTATATATCCATCATCTTTAATGCCTACCATATCACCGGGTAGAAAATTGTTATGATATTCCATTATCTTTCCTCCATTTCTTTAAACCGTCTACATCAAAATGACCTATTTCTGTTTCACCGTCAGGATCTTCTTCATAGCATTGTGCAATAATTTCCATGATTGCTTTATGGATATGCCCAAACACATGCGTTACAAATAATAAATTATCTCCTAGTGATTCATCAAAATCACACATAGCAACTCCTAATGATGTAATAGATTCACAGATTCTTTTAATGTATGTAGAATTATCTTCTTCCTGAGATTCTCCTGTTTCAATCATTCGGACATATTGTTCTAGAATCTCATCGTATTTTTTTCTTTCGTTCTAACTCTTCATCACTCATGCTTATGCCTCCTGTGATATTTCATAATTTCCTTATAAAATTTCTTGTTTCTCTTTTCCTGGTTGAGCTGTCTCTCTGTTATATAGTCACCCCATGCACATATTTTACAATTATGAGGACATGAACCACCCTCAATACATCTTTTACATAAATTACGGTGTATTTTGCGTATACTGTCTTTATATTGTTTATTAAGCTGCCTGATCCAGAAGAATCCCCAGGCACAATTGATAGCAGTGCATGTAAAAATTATTATTGTATGTATCATTAAAACAAACCTCTTTTAGAATTGCCCCAGGCATGGGAGTGCCCAGGGCATACAAATCAATCCTAATAATCTTACTTATTCTTATTCAATGAAATCATCCATAGAATGATCTACATACTCTTCGCCTTCTTCCCAGGCCTTAACCCAAAGAAGGTTTTTAGTAGCTACACGCTCTTCATCATGTTCATTTCCATCTTCATCTTCTACCTTAACAGTGTATTTTTCCTGTTTAGAAGAGAAGGATGCCATACGCTTATCAACAACAATATTCATAGGACATAAGGATCCGTCTGGCTTTCCAGCTGCCTCTGTAAACTTGACTTCCATAACAACATCTTCAGGATTCTCCTGGCCTTCTACCTTACGTTTTAAAGTTGTGATGTAACGGTAAAACTGTTTTCCTTCCTTTGTTACTTTTTTCTGTGCAAAAATTGCAAATTGCATAATATTTTCCTCCTTTATGCATGTTTTATATGATTATCCGAAAAATTTTCGGTAATCTACGATTTAATCCTCCGTAACCCAAATTACAAACATCCCTAAAGGTGCCTTTTTTTGTTTAGCATTAATATTAGTAGCTGCCTTAACATTAATAGTTGCATGAATACCTTGAATCACTAAATTCATATCATACTCTGTTAATTCGATTGCTTTACATTCTTTGATAGTTTCTTGTGTATGATATGATATAAGCTCCAAAATTGCGTTAGGTGATATTTGTTCCATAAAATCCTTCATTAACATTTCTCTATCCTCCATAATAATAAATCCCAGGGATCTCTCCCTGGGACTATTATATTATGTGTATGTGTATGTGTCAACACATATTTTTTACAACATCCATACAGCATCAAAATAATATGTCTTATTTGGTACAGATTCAGCATTTCTTAAATGTCCATTCGAAGAAATATCAAACGCTTTTGTTGTTCCATCTTGAGCTACACCTACAATATTTCTATCTCTTGAAGGTCTAAATTCACTAGGAATTGATGCAATCCAGGAACCGCTCGCACCTAATGCAGGAATATCCATTAATGCGTAAAGATGCACTACTTTCATGTTTTTGTGCACACGGTTATTATATATTCTAACGCCACTTAATTCCGATGAAATAGAACCATCTGCGACATCATTTACATCACTACGTAACTGAGCTATTGCATTATTTAAACCTGCAGCAATTTCTTCCACGGTAGTACGTGTCCAATGATTACCATCAAAAGATTCTGGTACAGTAATGTTAGTAGTACATCTATAAAGCAAATTGTTATAGATGACATAATCCCCTACATTATATGTAGATGTTGCATCATAAGCATCAGACAGATCAGAAATTGCTCCACTAGCTTTCGCATCAGCAGCATTAGCTGTCACTGTTACAGCAGCAATATCTAAAGCACCCTGATCAGCCTCTGCCTTCGCAGCATCAGCTACATCCTGAGCTGCTTTTAAACCTAGATCAATTTTCTCCATGTCTCCATTGTAATCAACAAGCCATGCCGGTTTGTCTGTTCCCAGAAACTGCGATAATTCATAATTAGGTGTTTGATTAGTATGAGCCATAATTATCCCTCCTATTCTATCTTAATAAATCTTTTCCATTAAAATCATAATCTAATGCTGTTAACTGGTAAGCATCATAAGCTGTAGCTGTTAACTGTAAAGCATCATATTCTGCTGCTGTTAATGCAGCTGTTCTATGGAATGTATTAACAATCTCTGTAACAACCTCACGAACATCCTCAAGCTCTCCAGTAATCGGAGAGATCATAAAATTATATTCCACTAATTTAGAGTCAACATAATCCTTCATCTGATTATATAACTCAACAGAATATGCTTTTGATGCGTTCAGAGTCTGCTCAGCTGTGATTGCAATTAAATTTCTAATAATTGCATCCTGAGCATCAGCATATGCTTTAGATTCATTAACAGCTGCATCTTTAGCCTGAGCAATCACTAGGCGGATTGTAGTATCATACGCTTCAATTGATTCATTGATCATTCTTTGAATCTCTTCTGGCGTTAAGATCTTAATTGTAGCCCATTCTTCCTCCAGGCGTGCTACAGTTTCCTGTAATTCTTTTACGATTGTAAGTAACCAATCTAAATTGATTACATCCCCATTCGTTCTGGGATACTTCAGATTAAACATAAGCACCTCCTATACATAAACGCCTAAACAAAATTCACGCTTAAACATTCTAGCAATATTATCATAGACGTTAAAACGTGCTAAATCAGCCTGAGCTAACCACATAGCCTGAGAAGTTGTTACGCCTATGTTACCCTTAACCGTTCCTTTATGTGTGGATTTAGAATCTCCAGAGCTCTCTGTACCAGTTTCGGATCCAGAAGTGCCTTCATCATGAATAATATCATTGGTAGCATCACTAAATGTCGTTACATTGTATGCAGATACTTGATGTAATGTACTTCCATCCGTTTCAGAGCTTGCCGCAGTTGTGGATGAACCTGACTCCGAGTGTTCGGTTTCATCTTCCCACTCTTCCGTTCTGTCATAATTCACCAGGGGATCATAATCTGCCTCTAAAAGCTCTAACCATTTCTCAAACGTCCACTTGTGTTTTTTACAAAACACTCCAACCCTCCAGGACACATAATTAAGATCTGGATGAAGTAACGGTAACTCTCCACAGTTTTCCAGGATGATACTTTTGACTAAATCCTCATCATATCCTTCAGGCATAGAAAAATGAGCCCAGAGTTTCTGAGAATCATATTCATTCAATCCGTACAGTGTTATCTTGGCTAACATTTCTATCACCTACCTTCCCTGACTCAACAGCTCCTGTCTGGCCTGTATCATACTGTTTTGGCTTGATCGAAAAATCATCTAACATTCCCGGGAAAAGTCTTTTTGTTTTCTCAATAGAATCATTCAGACATTCCATCCAGGTTGTGAAACGAGCCACAGTTTCCACATTATTAGATTCGATCTCATTCGTAACCATTCTTTCTTTCTTTTCCTGTGGATTAGAAGGGATGCCTACTTCATTATCGAATTGATGATAAACAGTTTCTGTATCATGCAGGAGCTTGTCTGTGATGTAGTTCTCTTTTACCTGGAAATCCACAAACGTAAACATATCATCATCTAACAGAAAATCAGCCTTATCATGTTTTTCATCCTTAAACATATCAGCATCATAAACAATGTAAGGATTACCCTTGTTTCGCTCATCCATGACAGCCTTAATTGTTTGAGCTCCGGCCTGATTCTTTGCTGCAAACACATAGGCAACTCTAGCATTAATAATGCTCTGATTTAAGGTAGAATCGAGTGTTGATAATGTTTTGGCGTACTTGTCGATAATGTCAAATACACCTGAATAATCCGGTGTTAAAATGATTGCTCCACATTCTTCCCACAAAGTAAATTCTGATTTTCTAAGATGAATAATAGGATTCTGAAATACAGCCTTAACCGGTTGATTCCAGGCTCCTACGCCTCCTGGATTTCCGTATAAAGGAATGACACCAACCTTGTCAATCTTTCTACGTCCATACTTATTTGTATCTACTACTGGTAAAAATCCGTTCCCTAATAGCAGAAATACAATAGGCTCTTTTTCCCAACCTTCAGGAACTTCTACATCTAATTTTGAGCGTAATCTTTGATAAAGACTTCGCCAGAAATAAAAATAACTATCAGACATATATTCAATCTCACTGGGCACCGTAGTGCCCATAATGAGATTCATCTGCTGATAGAAATAAGGTAATGCCATAGCAGCACCTCCCTACTTAATCAAGCATAATAACCAGAGCATTTTCTGTGAGATCGTTGTAAGAACGGATTCTCCAGTTATACCAGTTGTTGAAATAACGTCCACGAGGGTTATAGATAGAGCGTACACCCTCATTAATTGTTGTAATACCACATGTCTCTCTATCAAACATCATTCCAATAACATCAGAAGATTCAATAGGATCATCAGCCTGTACAACCGTTCCGTCAGCCTGTAAAACATTCGGTGTAATAGCAATTTCATCAGGTGTATCAATTGCCTGCCAAAATGCTACAGAATTGTAATCACCTACAGATAACAATTCATTGTTGTACACGCTAGATAATACAGAGCTATTAATCTGCTGCATGAACTGATCGAGCATGTAGATAGATAGATCTTCTCTTGGCGTGTGTCTCATAATAGGATGATCCAGAGCTGCACCATTATATGTAGTGATATTAAAGTGATATTTATCTGATCTCTGCTTTAACATTGTAATCTGGTTATTGAGTCTGCCATAAAGCCACTTTGCAAAAGGAACAAACTCATCATTAGAGTAAACGTTAGCTCTAGTGATTGTAGTATTACCTGTAGCAGCCTTATATTCAGTAAGAGCATGAATTACATTAGTTCCATCATCAATTACCGCAGCCATAACATTTAAGAATGTTAATCTGTCCTCAACTTCCTTCTTCTGAGTAAACTGATTAAGTAACTCAGACATTCTAGCAGCTGCATAAGATCCAAACTCTGCAGAAGATGAGAACACTGTATTCATCTGATCTTCTGTCATGGTGTCACAATACTCAACTGTAGTTCCACCATAGAAATTAAACTGTACGGCCTTACGTCTATTGATCTTGAATGGATCAGGACTCTGTCCATTAGCCATAGCGGAAGGATCCATAGCTACATCCGTTTCAAAATCTCCATCAATAAATGTGACTTTTCGGATGATGCCTCCCCATTCCTGAGAATCTCTCTCTAAGCCTGGGAACTGCTCTTCATAGTTTCTAACAGCATAGATCGTTTTATTGAGCACCTGGGATAGTGCTGTATTTAACTGATCATATCCTGTCTTTAACAAAGTTGTTCCTACTTTTACAAATTCTTCTTCTGATACCGGTGCAATACTTGTTTCACCTGTCAACTGCTCTTTAACCAGGTTAATTAATGCACTAGAATCTTCGAAACTCATGGAATTAACTGCCATAATTACTTATCTCCTTTCTTCTTTCCTGCTGTCGTTCTAGGCTTAAAAATACTAGCAGCAATCTCTTCTGCTGTTCTAGCTTTTGGTGTATCTCCAGAACGATCAGTATGTAAATTATCTAACTGTAACTTTTTAGCTACAGCCTCAGCCACTGCCTCAGTTAGCTGTTCTATTGCCTCAGCATTGTTAGCAGATTCTTCTTCAGGCTTATCTTCATTACTATCCTGGTTTTCTGCCTCAGCTGCAGCTGCCTCTTCCTGCTCCTGTGTTTCCAGATCCTTAATATCTTTCATGGAAACGCCTTTTAAAAGTAAATTGATTTTGTCGCTTGCTTTCATACGCTTATCTCCTTAATATATTTAATCTTATATTTTCCCTGGCACCTCCCCACATTAACAGGGAGCCTGTAGGCGTAGGAGGTGTTGGGGTGTGGATATGGTTATAAACAGCCATAGCTGTATCTAATCGAGGTTGAAAATGTGTTGGTACATCTGTTTGAGTTAGCCACCATCCAGGGCATTCAAAAAACCCTAACCATAAATAGGTAGCCATTTCTACATCATCAACCGTTTTAAAAGCATCTAAAGATTGATAATTAGCACAGGTAGGAACATATGGCTGTAATAAAGAAATTCGAGTGGATCCTCCTGAATATTTACCGGATGCAGGAATAACCTCTATTTGAGCATATCCATCATCAGGTAATGATCCTGGTGTTTGTACTGAAGTCGACAGATTAGGAGCATATCTGCTTGAGTAATGTCCATAATCATTGATATATCCTGATGCTGGTGTATATTGAAATAACCCATAACCTCCAGATAGACTATAAGTATCTCCCTGCCATCTCCAGGGATTTAATCCGCCTTCATGCTGTGAGTTTCCCATCATTCCGGAAAATGCCTCTTCTGAATAATCTAAATCATAATGGCAAAAATCCCATAAAGCATCTATGTTATCTAACCACTCCTGTGAGCCTTCTATATAGGCTCCTGAGGGTTTTGCGTGTAATGCCATAAACTTATCCTCTATTCATAATAAAAGCCTGTATTAACCATATTATTGAGCTCAACAATCTCTGTATCTGTAGCACGTATATCTGACATGCTAGCAGCTCCCAACTTTAAAAATAGATTGTTCTTTGCTGTCCAAGTGGATCCTATAATCGTAGATCTATAACAGCATCTTCCATATTGAGCTGTTGGGATTGGAGCACTTTGATACTGTTCGCAGTACAACTCTATCCTTGTTTTATTCTTTAGTAAGGCCATGCTACCCTGTCTACCATTTACAGATTGTGTAGGTTGCAATGCATTTTGAATAGCTGAGACAGCTGATCCAGAGGCTCCTATAAAATTACCTGAAAATGCTGATGCTGCAGCTCCTAATGTATTACTAATCACTCCCATAGGATTTGATGCTAACTGTGTGATCTGAACATCTACACCTATTTGTCCTGTAAAATGTCTTTTTGTGGATCCTGAGCCTATGATATATGTGATCTCTCCTGTGATAGGATCCAATACAGCATTTACATCTAAATCATCTACAACATCCTCTGGGTTCACATCTATAACACCTACACCAGGAAGATATAAAGTGTATCTAGTCCAGGAAGGTGAATGTGCTCTAAAATCATCCGTATCATATATAGATGTAGGTCTTGCAATCGTTCCTGCATTAATCACCTGATAATAGTCTGTGACACATCTAGCTACGCCTGTTCCCTCAAACCAACCAAACGTAGGAGCTGTTAACAGTGTTTCTGATCCAATGGTATTTGCAGGAAATGGAAACCATTTAATGCTTAGAATATACTGAAATGGATTGAAAAATGCTTTAACAGCCTCTTCTGTAATTACTGCAGCTATATCACTAGCTCCTACATCAAATAAATTTGCACATAACAATTCAAAGTTAGCAGGAGTCATAGCATAGGTATTAACGCCACCTATAAATTCATCCGTATTCTGATATTGCTTTCCTGTAGTTCTAATTACAAAACATCCATCCGTGCTGTAATTAGGAATTGCTAAAGGTGTCATTGATCTATTTGCAATATTTTGTACACCAGACACATACGGATCATTTATTAGAGTGTTATAGCCTTCAGATGCACGTTCTACAAATCCCTGGTAATTAGATATTGTGTCCTTATAAGTTCCCAGAACATCTATAGAGCATGTAGCTGTCCAGATTCCATTATGATATGTCCACTCTGAAATAAAGTAATATCTATTGAAATCTGGGATATAACAATAATTGTTAGCTTTCACATTTTGCTGTCCCGGATCAAAAGATAATACAGGCTTTGTTAAGCTGCAGCTATCTTTTAATCTACAACTGTAATTAGTGCCTGTACCTGGCCTTTTCGTTGAATTTTTCCGCTTAGAGAATTGATAAAGAGTAACAGTAATCATTTTATTAACACCTCACCATGATCTATAGCTAACATCCATCCTATTGGATTCTTGATCCATGTATTTCCTGACGTATCTACAAAGACATTAACGCAGCAAATAGTTGCTCCTGGTTTCGCATAAATAAAAGGTTCCGAATTGAGAGAGGGTTCATGTCTAACACTAGATAACTGTAAAACATGATATAAATGAAATGGTTTATAATCCTTACTATTCATAACTCTACCTCCCTAAATAATGAGCAGGTTAACGGCCGCCGCCGACGTGCAGTAGCTATCGTTAATTCTTTAGACAGTAAGAAATAACTAATCTGATACCTTCTGAGTATTTTGACACGTCCCTGCTCAATTTGATTGTAAATCCTGGTTCATCTGGAGTCAATCAAATTATCTGACAATTCAGACAATAGAAATCCCATATTTGTGTTAATGTGATCAATTTTAACGTCATGATCAGGATAATTTGAGTATTATCTACACCATATGTTGATAACTTGTGTATAAAAGATCTACAATTAGTGCCGAATAATTATACACACAATATGTGTATGTCTGTGACGGACAGTATGTGGCCGGCCGAAAAATTGTGTGTTATTTATACACAACTTTAAATTGTCTGACAATTTAGTCTATTGTGGGAAGATTTCGAACAATATTTTAAATTGTCGCACATAACC